GAGAAGACCGGCTGCATCATTTGGATAGATAGGAAAGTCTTTCGCAAGTTCCGTAGTCAAAGAATCCTCGTTATGGTAATGCGTGAAAGTAACTGTATGTTCCGCCGTGTCGATATTAGCAACTTGTGCCATCAAAACAATAGCCGTGATACCGTTAGGAACGGTATACATGACATCACTGTCGCCAGTGATGGGCCCTTCTGGGATAACTTTGGTTGTTGTTTTAAATGTATTTAATGGGACTGCCATTGATTAACCCTCTAGTGCCAAGATGTATGGTGTTAGAATTGCGTACAAAGATCTTTCGAAAGTTTCACCTTCGATTGTACCCGCCTGTCTACGGATTGTTAACCCAGCACCAATTCTAAAATCACCCAATTGGTCCGTACTTGTAAATACTACAAGACCTTCATTCGTTGCTGAATCAAATATTACTTCTTTTGTTGCGTCTGGTACACCACCGTTCTGAGGAATAGCAGTAAATGTGTTAGTACCTGCTCCAACATATTCGAAGGTGTGTGAACTTGATGTGATTACCGATCGTTGTCTAAACGTGATTGCTTGATTCCGAATCATGTCTCGATTTAGAGGCGGTTGAAATTGGATATTATATACACCAGGACCAACAGAATCAACCGAAAGCACAGTGTAATAATAATCTTCAGAATCGAACTTCATAGTATCAGCATAGTTCGGCTTCTTGTAAGCACCGAGTGTGCTTAACCAGTCAGAAGAATCTGTGTTAACAATATTGTTAACCTGAACTATATCATCGTACAATAGTTGATCTGAATCCAAGACCCCTTGGTAAAGAACTGAACTACTACCTGATGCGACAAGACCAAAGTCACCGAAACTCGTGTTAGAGTTTGTGATAGAACATTGCCCACCAGTCTCAGCACGAATCGATGTTGCGGTTGATATTGTAAAAATCGATACTAACTGTGCATAACCGCGATTAAGTAGATACACGCCCGTACCAGCCGCGTTATACTGTGTGAATGCGTCTGATACCATCGATCGTAGACCCCAGGCTTTAGACCCGTCAATCTTCATACCAACACCGTCAGTAGTGATAGATGTACAGTTTTGTACATAAGGCGACTGGATAATAAAAGGGCCTGCTCTAGAAGAATCTACTCTTGGGTCGAATGCTACACAAGACGCGCCGCCTTGATGATCTTTGAAAGTCACGTCTTTGATGAAAGTACCGTTATCCATATAGAACAGGTCACTATCGACGCTCTGTGGGCGAATTGTTACTGTACGCAGGTTGTCACCTACAATAGCAGTCTTAGGCGGAAGTTTCAATGGGTTATTGATCGTGTAATCACCAGACTTAAGATAGATTACTACATCACCCGTATCTTTACCTCGTTCTACTGCCTGCTGGATAATCAGATCATCAATTTCTATAATGCCTGTAACAGCATTTCGTAACCCGACACTGACACCGCGAGAAGTCAGATTTGGTGCTACTCGTGCAGGTATACCAGCGGCAGTGTTCGCAGTGATTGCATCGGTGATGATCGTAATGTTGCCTGTAATAACACCTGTTTCTGTAGCAGTTGCATATTGACCAGAATTACCTGTCACATCAGCATAACTCGCAGGATAAACGTTTGACGTTAGTGTGTTTGTCACTAACTGACCCATAATCAAACCGAGATGGGTGTAAGTCGTTGCAGAGGCTGATTGTTGACTTGCTGGCAGTTGTGCCGCACCGGTCAGACCGTTAAAGTATGATTTAGCATTGATGGTTGTTGCGTGAGTACCGCCATAGATGACATCGTGGGATATTGCATCGACAATATACCCTACGTCTCTTCGACAAGTTAATACATTATAACCAGTCGAGAATGTGTAATTGGTTGCGCCGTGGACGATTGTTGCAGTTTTAATATCGGCTGTTGCAGTAACTATAGCATCAAATTCTGTCGTTGTCAAGCCCGCAGTAGAGATATCTGTTTCTGCTGCTACACCATTAATGTTACCCGCAGCAATCGCGCCATTGACAATTCCGATGAGTGTATCAACACGACTATCTTCTGTCACGTTTGTCAGTGCTTTGATTCGTGTAGCAAGGTCGGTAAACGCTGCCACTGTCGCAGTACCTTCACCAGCACCTAACTGTGATTCTGTGCCAACAAAGTATGCTAATGCAGCGGCGCGTGATGCACTATTACCACTGTAATAGAGATCCGCAACCAGAGCATCGATAAGGAATCCAGTGTCTCGTTGACACTTTGCGGAATCATATACCAGAGAAGGATAGTTCGCTGTGATATATGCCGTTGTGTCTGTGATTAATGTTGTTCGCGCAGATGTAATTGCAGTTGTTTGATCGAGTCGACCCGCAACATTTGCGTATGTTCCTGCCTGAGGATATGTGGTTACTGCTTGCGGTACTGTGAACGTACCATCAATACAATCCGTAACACGTTTAAACAATGTATCGACAGTCGAATCACTGGTTACACCGGTTAATGCCTTGACCAGATCTCGTGCAAAATTGATCGAACCAGTCGTAGCAGAATTCTGATCTGACAGAACGTATGCGCTATTTGCTCTCAGATACGCATTACCTGCGGTGATCGTCCAATAATCTGTACCAAGGATTAGATCTCTTCGTACTGCATCAAGTATCAGACCCGTATCTCGGGCGCACTTCTCACCGTTAAAACCACCAAGAGTGGGGAAGTTTGTTGTGATATAGGCAGTAACTTCATCAATGAGGAAAGTTCGGTTACTTTGAATAATTGCCGCAGCATGATCAGCGTCTGGTGTAGGTAATACACTTGGGCTAGGAAACGTTACTACGTCGGCCGCCTGACTTGTCGAAGCAGCGCCTTTAACAAGTATGTNGATGATCTCAGAGAAGTGACGATTGCTTCGTTGCAACGCGCCATCAAAACCTGTGCTTGCTTTGACTCCAGCAACCGACGCAACAGCGCCCTTCGCTTCGTTGATCGCACCGCGAGTCGCACTTAACTGTTGTGACTTAACAAGTGCTGCGCTCGCTCTTTGATACGAGAGACCTGATGTTACCTGATTGTAGTTCGTACCAAAAGCAATGTCAAGATATAATCCATCAAGAATAAGTTGAAGGTCACGTCTACATGTTGCTTCGTTGAATGTGAATGCTTTCTGTGTGGTGACAGTCTGTACCGCAGAGTCAAGAGTGAAAAACGCATCGCTTAATGAAGTACCCTTGTTGCCTAATTTACCACCTTTCGAAACATAGAATACATTTTCTGTTGGATCATCACCAACTTGGACAACTTCAACTGCACCATCCCGATCTTGTTTGATGAACATCTTGCCATCATAAGTGTTGACGGCGATTTCACCAAGATCAATATCAGCAATACCCGGGCGTCTATCCGGGATCGCTGTATTTTTGCTGATAATTTTTGTTATTGCCATTTTATGTCTCTATCTTAAAGATATCTTTATATTTATTAGAACGTGCCGCCAAGCAATTGAGTAGCCGTAACAGACCCTGACGAGTCAATTGAAAACTGATCCGAATCGTAAGATGCCACACCAGGAGCACTCGTTGTGGCTAAAGGAACTGAAACTGTTAACTTGTCACTATCATCGCTGTATACTAAACTTATTGCTTGCCCTGCTCGTAAGAGTTGAAAGACATCACTATCAATGAACTCGCTCAGAGTCTGTGCACCAATAAAAACATCTCCAGAAAATGTTACCGGTCCTGACATCACTACAGAGTCGAGTGTTGAAACTCCCGAAACAGTTAAGTTATTCAGAATATCTACACTGGAATCAAATGTAGCACGACCCACAACATTCAATGTTTGATTAATGGTCGTGTTATTAAGTATTGTATCGCCAGCAACGGTCAGATCATTTACTGCCAGAATGCTCAATACTTGTAGGTTATTGATGAGAGCAGAATCACCAACATACAGATAGGTCAGATTTGAACTATCAGCAAATAAAGCACTTGTGCGAAATTGGTTGACATTACTGTTAGAATCGACTATAATAGCACTTGACGCTGTTAGAGTACCATGAGGGTGATTGAGTAAGTCAGTAAAATACTTACCGCCGATTACATCTATTCTTTCAGAGGTTATTACACCTCCAACAGAAGAGTCGCCGCCAGCACCAATAAAAAGTCTATCACCACCCGCTCCAAACCCGTCTGCTGGGCTACCCGAGTCAGAAAAGTAAGAGTATGCTAATTCCCCTGTTCGAAGAACAAGAGGATCACCTTGAGTACCAGATCTTCGAATAAGAATCTGTGATCTGTCAGAATCTGAAGGGTATGTTCTACCATCAATGATTTGTTTGTTTAGTGAAAGAGAAGCATTCCAACTTGCTGTGTCTGAATCATATATGAAGAGAGATCCATTGACAGCACCTGTTGTGACCAATCCCGTGATTGCGTCGATGTCAGCACTAGCAGAGATAACAGCACTACGATAAGGAGTACCGTATGTTATCTTACTTACTAATGTTCTGTTTCCTACTTGTACTATTGACATTCTAACCTCATGTTACAGAAGGCGTAACTGTTATAAGTCCTTCAAGAACTCTTTCTACTAATATGTTCGAATCACTATCTGAATATGTAATTTCAACATCGTAAACATATTTTCTCTTAGTATTTAGTGAATCTGTAACAGTATTTGACAAAGATAAATTAATAATTCCATCAGTTGGCGGAACAACAACGTAAGCACCGAATGGAGTTTTCTCCGAACTATCAACACCGTATCGAGTACTCATCTTAGCCGCGACAGAATGTCCTGCCAGATCTTTAGCGGATCCATCAGTATTCGTCAGGTACACATCTATAGATAGATCTGTGCCCTGATCGATAGTTAATTCTTCATATCTAGCCATAAACTTTAGTCCAATAAAATAAACCTATGGCACTATTTATAATAATTTATTCGTGAATATCTTCGATTATCCAGTCCTGCATTCCCAAAGCCATCTCTGACCTATCGAGTACAAACGCAACCGTCATTCGTAAACCTGTACCACCATTCTTTGCTGTATGATAAACCAGTCTCTCTTCGTTATCTTCGTAAGAACCGAAGTAACCTGCTTTACATTGCCATCCTTTTACATCAGGAATGGTTATCATCTCTTTCTTTTCGTTATCCCAATGTTTCCACCAACCATCACCTGTTTCAGACCATGTAAAAACAAAATTGTAAGCCGGAGCATTCGCGTTATTGTGCCACGAAATATATCCACCAGGCGGATACACAGCAAACAGTGCTGCTCTTTTCAAATTAAACGTTGTCTGTATGTTACTTAAAAATGAAGTTTGGTTCAAGGTAACTTCGGGTATTTTCTGTGTGACCTTTTCCTCTTTTATGAATCGCAACTGACCTATCCCAAAAGAATGTGATACAACAATCTCTGGGAACCCATTATGGTCGCGCCCCATACTTTTAATTTTTTCGAAGTATTCATTACCTGTATAGTAATCAGCATCTTTTTCTGTAAGCAATTCTTTTTTGGTCAACCTCACAGATCCATAGTTCTTATCTTTAGTGAACCACAATGCCTCATTAAGAATTTCTAAAGCAAAATCATTTAAAGGTATATCTCTCATTAAAATTCCATATGTTTCGCTTTTGAAGCAGAGTAATGCCTAATAACAACTGGTTTCTTATTATGTTGATATTTATACCTTGAAAAAAAGTTCCATCGGGCATCGTCTTCTAAGATACCTACCTTTAAATCTTTATACTTGGGTTCTTTATTAACAAGCCACCATAGAGAAAATTGATCCCATCTTGCTAACGACCGTGGATAAAGATCGTTATCCCAAGTACCGTCTTCTTTTGTTGGCCACCACGAACCTTCGTATTGTTTTACTGTTAGATCATACCAATCATCCATAAACTCTCGCACCATTTGTTTGCGCATATCATACAAACAAACTGCTCCACACAACTCGAATTGACCACCAGGAAATTTCAATTCAGCATAACAATACGAACGTTCTTCGGGAAGACCTGTAAATAAAAGATCATAGTCACCCATCTCGTCAAAGATGTGTTCGATGTCTTCGTGTTCACATTCTGTGTCGGCGTCAATATAGAATGTGATATCCCATGGAGACAACGCCATCCCCTTTAACTTTGCTCGCTTGTGGTCGTCGCAGTGGATAATAACATCTACATCTTTTCTACCTCTGTCGTCCACAAATTTTTCTTCTGTGACAAGACACACGTTAGCATCAGGATAGAATTCTCGGATCGAGTCAATAAGATTTAGTGCTGAGATGTAAAAGTATTTTTTCCTTGAAGCAACGATGACATACCCTTTAGTAGGTTCAGTCATTCTGCCGCCCCAAACAAACCTAACTCTTTCGCAATTAGAATAGAAGTGACCGCATTCATCTCAGCTACACTCTTTGATCTGCGCAGTTTAGATCTTAAGGTGCGATCTTCAGAGTTTTTAATTTCTTCAATTTCAAACGCCTGAAGTTTTAATTTATAAAGTTCTTCAAGTTCAGCAGACTTTTTGCGTTGATCATGAATCGCTCTTTTCTCTTTTCCTTCTCGATCTTTTCTGGTCTTTCGTTCTTTGGTGTGTTCATCGATTCTTGCTACCCCGAACAAAGATACAACTTCTTTGTAGTTCGGGCATTCAGCCCCATCGGGCAAGAGTCTGTGAAATTGTAGTATTTCTTTTTTCTTTTGGTTGTCTGGCTTACCTTCTTGCTTTGAAAGTTTAATACATTTTAAAACTGAACGATCGTCGGACTCCCAATAAGCGTTATCGACATACTCATAATTTTTCATAATTCACTCTTTTTTCAAATTTATGCTACACGAGCATATAACGTATATGTTTCTAATATAATAGGCGTGGATGTTAACTGAGCATCATCACTAATATAAGACCCTTCCACTGCCGTATTTGCAGCTACTACTCTGAATATTAGAGAGTCTGACGTAACAAGTCTATCACTTCCCGATGGAACGAGAAGATCCGAACCACTACCGTCACCTAACTCACCATCAATATTTAGAAAAGTTTTACTATACGATTTCTCAAATGTTCCATCGTAGTCTGCCGAATAACCGACACTGTAGTCGGCTTCGATAATATCTACAACGCCAGTATAATTTTCATCATTTTCACTAATGTAAACAGACAAAAAATCTTTTTCGTACACGCCTTCATAATCTGTCACTACAAGATCGCCAAGGCTTACTACTTCGTGAGTATAAGTTGAAGTAAATCCTTTAGTAAATGTGCCTTCAAAATCATCTAGGTAATCATGAGTATATATGCTTGTGTAGTTTCCCTGAAAAGTGGTTTCATAGTCGGCAGCATATTCAACAAGAGTATAGTCTGTGACATAATTAATAGAGTAATCGGTGTTATAACCAGTCTCATAAGGGGTTTCATAACTGTTTATGTAATTTCCTACATAGGGAGACTCGTAGTTGCTATAAATGTTTTCATAACCGGCCTCATAATTACCTTCATAATCTGTCTCATATCCCCCAGCATATTCTGTTGAGTAAGGAATAAAGTTACTGCCCTCGTATTCATTTTCATAGTCGCCTTCATAAAGTTGAGGGATGTATGATTCGTAATCGGCGGTATAAGTGTTCGCCCCAATATCTACTTCATAGTCGATAGGAAAGCTAGGTTCGGTGCCATCCGCAAGACCGCTGTAATTTTCTACACGAACTGTGTCAGTATAATCACTGATATAATCCTCTACGTATGTTCCTCCAGCTATTACACCCTCGTAAGGTGTGATGATGTCGAACTCATAACTTTGGACGTAATCGCCGAAATATCCTGACCCTTGATAAGTTTCCTCGTATATGTTTTGATAGTTTTCGTCAAGAAGATAGTTCAGAGAATACGGTACATCACCATCGCCAGCGATGTAGTCTCCTGCCCGAATTACTTCTGATTGGTGAAGGTAATCGCCTATATAAGTTTGATCATAAGCTTCAATGTAGGTTGTGGTATAATCTGCTTGAGTATACTCTTGAGTGCCAGTTCCGTAGGATTTAGAAATTGCACATCGAACCGCAAATTCATATAGGCCGCCCCCAGCAGAGGTGCGATAGGAAGTTTTCCATTGTGCATCAGTGCCAGAGAAGCCTTCTTTCGAAGCTGGGATAAAATAACTAGGCAGAACACCGTCGGCGTTTGGTTCACCGTCGGCCGGAGTAAGAATTGGCGAATGTGCCATAGCGTCATCAAAAATATTGCTGTCCCAGCCGGCCGCTTGGGCGGATTGGTAGTACCTTTTCACCAGTTTTCCGTCCCAGTAAAGATTATGGTAACGAGCTACAAAGTTGTAGTCTGCATCCCACACATTATACATTTCCCAGAAGTATGCGCGGCCGCCTGAGTTCGAAAGTTCCGCAGGTGGTTGAGCGGGGTTATAACCAGTTGTCGACGTGCTATAATAATAAGCATTATAGTTGTTGTCAACAGAATATTGGTTCTCTTCTTCGTATCGATAGGAATTAATTGCCAGTGGGCCCGCATCGTAGTCAATTTGGCTCGAATATGTGTTTACGTAATCAGCATTGACCCTTCTGGTGACTAGGAAGTATGTGCTGTTGCCAGCAGCACTGGTCTGAGCGCCACCGATATAACCTGCACCGTCACTCCCAATCCTAGGTAAAGGCGAGGTGCCTCCGCCTGGACCTCCACTATCAAAGACCACAACATTATTCCACACAACCCTATGTTCGTAATAATCGAGTGCCGGCGTACCGGTTGACACAAAACGTATCCTATAATAGTGAGTACCGTTAGGATAATCCATTGCCCCTGCATAACTGGTTTCATCCGAAGTAGAATAATCTTCAGCATAATCACTATTATATTGATTTGTGGTAACCCCGCCCACGCCCACGCCCGTGTAGGTAAGACCAGATTCCGGTGAAAGGACCTCGCGGACACTTCGTTCATATGATGTTTCATACCCGAGCAATCTTTGATACTCTTCTTCATACTCACCCGCAAAGGTTCCCGTATAAGAACTGTCATATACTCCCAGAAAATCACCGGCATGATAATCTTGGTACACAGAGTAATTGTTTACAACCGACCCGTCATATAAATTCGAAGTATAAAATCCAGTATACTGTTCTTCTTCATACGACATCTCTGTAGTATCTAAGTATCCTTCGGGAACATCTTCAGTATAACCTCCTTCATACGGTACTTCACGGGTAACTTCATATTCGTTTGTATAGTTTGAAAGGTCTTGAGTATAAGCGTCATATGAACCTATCTCATAGTCCTTTTCGTAATTAAATGGGCCACCACCGTCGTAATCTATTGTATAGTCACTAGAATAATCAACGGAAACAGACTTTGTATAGTCTATATTGTAATCATATTCATACAGATTTGCGTAAACCTCAATAACCACGCCAGCATACTCTTTAGCATAATCGCCAGCATAATCATCTTGAATGTAGTTTGTCTCGTAATCAATTAGATAATCAGTTAGATAAGTGTTTTCGTAAATCTGAACATATTCTCGAAGGTAAGCGAGATCAACATAATCCCTGAGGAAATCTGTCGCATATGGCACTAAACGAACATTTATATACGCATCTTCAAAATTACCTTCAAACGTACCGGTGAAACTATTTTCATACTCGTTATCATAGTTCTCGGTGCCGGAATAAATTTCAATTGCTTCGAGGGTGAAGTTCTGAGTATACCCCAAGGTATAGTTGCCTGTATATCTTTCTTCAGATACGCTAGTATAATCTTCTTCGTATCCCGCAGAAGGATTTACTTGCGTATTATAACTCTCAAGATAATCTGTCGTAAAGATGCCATCATAACTACTGACATAGTCATTACCGTAACGCTGGATGTCGAGGTAAGCCGTTGTTTCTTGATATGTCAAGTTTGTATCGACCGCATTGCCACGTGCTTCCCACACACCAGCATCAGTCGGAGCACCCTGTTCAGAAGATCGAAGTTGATACTTACCAATCCCAGTAGTCTGGATTGTTCGCTTCATCTTTTCGCCAAAAGTGTACTCTAACTGAGGACCACTAAGTTCTCTAAATCCTCCGAACTGGTTGGTTAAAGGCATACGAACAGGAGCGACTATTTTAACAGGGGTTGGTACTACACTTGACGACTTGACCCAGATAGAATAGTTTATCTGTGAGTTATCACCTCGTGTGTCAAAGAAAACATCAGCAATAAANTCTGACCAATGTTCACTCGGTGCCTCAGCCGCAAGTCGATACTGCCCTGGCAAGTCACTAGAGAATATTTTGCGTAACAGATTTTCAATGACCGTGTCGAGTTCGGTATCGTTCATCTCTTTGAGACCCGCAGGTGATGCGGTACGATCCCAATACGGGATTTATGATCGATGGGTGTTGTTCATCAATTGCGGACACATCAGCGTTGTTCTGATAGAGTTGATAAACTACACTAGAAGTGTTTGGTCTTGTCTGTGCCTGAATTTGAATAGATGGCAAGTCTTCATCATCAAACGAACCTGCTATTGAATTATTTGGATCCGTTGAAGTGGCATTAAGAGTAATGTTAAGAATGCCAACGGTCGTTACTGTAAACGAAAACGTTGTCGAATATGAACCGGATAATGCTTGAGTGCCAAAGTCTTCCCAAGTTGTTTGAAGACCAGTGATGTTGGTTGCTGTTGGTGTAGCAGTGACCGAAACAGAACCAACCTCATCACCTAAAACGCCTAACTGATATTCAATCTCCGCGAATCCTGTACCAGTGCTTGTCGCAGTACCAGAAATCGTAATCTGAATAGTATCACCAACATAAACAACAGAAGGTAGATTAGTTATTGAACCGAAAGTTGTGGTGTGTGTTGAACCACTCGGATCCGAAGGTGTGTTACATTATAAGTTCGGGATATTGTTTCGCCAGGAACGGATCCAACACCAGAAGTATAGAAGGTGTTTTCAAAAGATCCTACAAGTTCTGCTTGCGTATTTGTTGATATCGCCGACAGATCATTGATATCCATCTTGCTTAAATGAAGACCCGCCTTATAGGCTAGGTAGTCTTCTTCAGAAGTTAGTAACTCCCTAAAAGCGCCTTCATTTGTAAATTTGATGGGTCGTAATGACATTAAAATCTCGACAATGCGAATACAATTATATCTTATTTATAAGAATTGTCAAGCAGAGTTCTCAACAGAGTTTTTATTTCGGTTAAAGTATTTTCTACATTTTCAACTCTAGTCTTTAGATCAGACTCTTCTTTTCGTTTCTCAATCCGTAATCTTTTGCGTTGTCTGGCTTGCTCGATCTCCGCAGTATCAACATTAATTAAAGCGTTGGACTGCGTGTCACGAACTAAGCCAGAGTAGCCTTTCACTGGTACATACTTGCTCATTATACTGCCAAGTATCTAAATCTCAGATTTCGAATTGTTGCTGGCAGATCAGTACCTTTCAGAACAAACTTCGTTTGTACTTGATTGAAAGGGTTCAGAGTTCCACCTTGACCACCCGCAAGCCATGTAACATCTCTAAACGAAGGTCCATTGTCAGATGGGATCGTATTCACAGCAGGTTGTTGTATCCAGTATTTATCGTAAATATTTTCGTCTGAGGTCGCTGTGCGATAATACATCACAACATCTGCCCCATCAGGGATATTTACCAGTGCTTTCGCTTCAATACCCACCGCATCTAATTCTAAGATCACTGGAGAAGTGATGTGCTTAGATCCAGTTGTGCCGCCTGTAGGTTGTGTCTCGTCAACCGCGTTAATGTGAGGTGTCACATCTGGGTTGTCTTGGCAGTATCCTACAAGAACAAGCGACGATCTCTGAAGATCAATGACTGGTGATACATAGTCGTTTGCTGTCTTCATATCCACTTTGACATATGTCGAAGCAACCCCAGCACCAAGATTTGTTTCTTGAGCAGAGTAATTGTAGATCCCCTTCGGAGTCTGAAAATCAACATTCTGTTTAAGTGTGATGCGCGAGTACTCATCGTCTTGAGACCACCGCCCAGCAGCATTGATCCTTGTGCTAGAAATATTCTTGCCTTCAGTAAACTTGGCAGAAACATCTAACGAGGTGTTGTTGGGAATGATTGACTCAACATATGGATTCAAAACATTAAACACAGCATTTCGACGAGAGAGAACTCTATCTCCACCACCGATCGATGATGATGTAGCAACGGCTTGTGAACCATCGTAAGTGAAGGTATATCCGCCAACATCAACAGAATCAACTGTGTGTGCCGCATTGAGCCAAGAGTTCGCATCGATTCCCGCAATATCTTCTGCGCTATCAATGAATGCGGTATCACCAGGTTCCAACCCATGACACTTGTGATTCACATAGATCTTTCTTGTGCCACTGTATGTCTGAATAGGATTAGAACTGAGTAACTTGTCAGGTAATCTTGCGTTCTTCAGAATTAAACTGCCGCCTCCAAGATCGAACTTCGCCCGATTGATTTTATACATCAGGTCTTGATCTTTGGTTTCGAGCCAGAACATACCATTCTGAGGCAAGAACAAAGAACCAGGAGCAGGTTGAGTTGTCACAATCTTCGTAGTAGAACCAAACACAGGTTCTTGAGTCTTCGCACTAAACACTTCATATTCAGTAGACTGTGAAGTCACGACTACCGCATAGTGTGTCCATGGTTTAAGATAGATCGGTTCATCAAACGAGAAAACTGTTGGCGCTTGTTGAATGACTGTTAAAGTTGGATTCGTCCCTACAGCAGTCACCTCGCTTGGGTTTAAGAACACATGCGAGTCAGGAACAATCTCGTTACTCGAAGGTCGCCCGTTAACCATAGGTCTCAAGTGAATAGAGACAGGAAGATTACCAGTATCTTTCGTTCTGAAATATAAGTTAATGTTTGTCAGAACAACCCCAAACTGATTGTCGACATAGAATGTCTGAGCAAGAGGGTTCTGAGGAGCAGTCATCGTTGAAACAATGTTTGACGCAAACTGGTTCTGATCAACATCAACGTAATCAGAAAGAACCTGAGACATCTGACCCGTAGCATCGAGACCGTTCAGGGCCGCAACAGAGAGTGCCGCAGATCCAGTACCATATTTACCTGCTAACTTAGGATCAACCAAGTTGACATTAGCAGATCGAATCTGGTTAAGATAGTTCTGTAGTTCTTTTGAACTAAACGCCTGAGGTTTGTTATTTAAGTGCGACAGAGGCCACCAATACTGTGAAGGTCTTGTCGTGATTATATTACCCCAATGATTCCACAAAGCACCTCGTGCGACATAGTGAGCAAATGCTTTGCTTCCTGCCGCAGCCCAATCATTCGTGTCAATATCAAGAAGTTTAAACTCTCGAATACCAGATCTAAATCTTTGACCCGCCAATTTCATTTTTCTGGGAGCATTGACACGATTCACATTGTATGAAGGTCGGATGTTGGGAATAAAGAACGATCCAATTATCTCACCATTCTCGTCTGATATGAGATCAGAAGAACCACTAGGGTGAGCGGTAATCGCTTGGTGTGTATCCCGGTTACCGTTATCGTCAGTACGATCAGAGTACTGTAAGAAAGCCGCCTCTTCACGACACCACTCAGTCACTTTATCACCATCAAAGAAAGGTGTGAACTTGGTGTTAGGTCTCAACCCTTTCGCATGGAAATAGATCTTTCGTGAACGAATCCATGGGATCAAGGCAAGATCGATAATTCGCTTACCTACTACTTCACGCAGAGTGTCAGATGGAACAACCCGAGAAACGAATCGACCACCACTACCGTATCTGGGTAGAGACGTGTGAGTTGATGCATATTGTTCTCGTAACTCGTATGCTACTCTACCTCGAACATTTCTTGAGTTAAATTGATTCGCTTTGCTCAGATCAACATCTTCGGGGCTTCGACCGAACCAGTTCCACATCCAGTTGTTCCAGAGAAACGCTTGTTTCTTATCTAAACGATTGGATCCAGCGATTGCTTTTTCGGCTTCTTCTTTAGAATCTTTCCACTCGTCTGATGTTGGAGATAATTTGATAACACCAACATTATCGACAAGACCAAAAGGATTGACCTTGAGAGACCTAGAAGCAAGAGACTGGTATGCCCATTGTTCAGTATCATACGCAACATATACATTGTCACCTTTCTTAACAATGTTAGAAGAAAGTGTAGCATCGACTACAAGACGAATATTATCTTCGTCGGTCATAGGTCGAATCAACTTGCTTTCTGGATCCATCGAAGCAGAATAGTCGTCGTTGTTTGTATCACCACCTGTCTGATCCCCGAAGTCATCAACCTGTGATCCACTCTCGGCGCGTTCGTTACCATCACTGTCGAGTGCTGCGTTAAGTTTCTGTTCAAGTTCAAGTATATTGAGTGTTGTGTACTCTTCAAGATCATCTAACTTTGCTTCGATCTTTGCGATGTCTGACATTGTGTAATGCTTGTGCTCAATAGGAGTTGACTGTAGGTCATTCTCGTCAAGCGTGTTTGCGTTAAGAAGAATCTTATAAAGTTCAAGCGCATTATCAGGCGTTGCTTTGTACTGTGGGTTTGATGCCTGCTGACCAAGAAGCAACTGAACTTCACCTTCTTGAGTAAGGAGAAGTTTATCTGCTCGTGGTAAGTAATAGTTTATATCAGCAGTTATGTTAGTCCCGTTTCGAGGCAGGTCAAAGATATCGGATGCTGTACCGAATGAAGTCTCGTCTGGTCGAAAGTCAACATAGTTTCGCAGATTGACAAGAGTTCCATCTTTGAGAGTGTGATTCGGGATGTCTCTATATGCGACAGGAACATTACCGTAAGAAGTCGCGTCGTAGAAATCACCACCCGCGCTTCTCGCAAAGTATCGATAGTTAACATACAGATTAGAAGGTGCACTATCTGCGGCATTAATAATCAAACGACCCTTTGCGTAATAGTTATCACGTTGGCCATCGTCGAGTAACAAACGAGGTAACATATCAATACCAGAAGAGGTGCCTTCTCTTGCGGAGTCGACTTCATAAATATCTGGTACTGTAAACTCGTAGTAACTCACGCTATTAACGCTATCATATTGCTTCGCGAGTGTGTCGGTGGCAGAAGTAAGCGTCTTTGCTTTGCGAGTCGCAGTCTTCTGTACATACGAAAGAACCTCGTATGTCCGGCCATTTACAAGCCCAGAAATTTGTACGTCGCGACCACTGTTTGTAGGAGTTGCTACTGTGTGAGCAATTGCTGTCGCACTATCAGATACGATCCAAAGAGAGGTATCTGTGTATGCTTGACCTACGGGGAGTGTCGATAATGTGATTAATCCACCACCTGCGACGCGGCCGCCTTCATGAATCTGCTTCGTGAGCGTAATATCTGAAAACGATTCGGGGCGAGGCCGAGAAGTAGGAAACAGTAGATCGTTATCGATAACGCCATACAATTTTGCGCCGGCTGCTTCTCGTACTAAGTTAAAATGATCTGTAACACCAGTACCAACACTCTTTGCGTCACGCAAACTTTTGTCTGCGTCGACATTAACATCGAACACATAGACACGGTTGTTAACACCGTCTTTTTCTACTGCTCGAATTCGTGCTGTGCCAATCGCTGTTCCTGCTGCTGCAAAATCGTTGTATAAGTTTACTTGTGACGCATCAAGATCTGGTAGACCTCTGTTGCTGTCCGCAATAAAATAGTTACCATAGGTAACAGGAACAACATCGTTTACAACTGTTTCTGTTTGTTGTGGTCTTGGAATCAGAAGTTTTGTTGTAGATGATTTATCAACACGGTATCCATTAATGTATGCTAAACCAGGTGACACAATAAGTTCGAGGCTCGAATCGCCGGCTACCGCGTCTTGTACATTGACAACGAATGGGTTTACAATGTAGTTCCCAGACTCTTCATGAGTCCTCATCGCAATCATTTCTTCGATTTTATTGTAAGCGTCTGATTCTTCTATTTGTTCTACGATGGTAGAGTTCTCGACCGTAGCAAGAAACACAAAAGTATCTGCGTCAGTGAGTTTATCTTGGGTTGTCAATTGAAGACTTATACGATATCGATCAGCGCCTGGAGAAGCATTGTTGACAATACCATTAGCATTATCGTATAATGCTGTTGTGTCATTTACTGTAACAACATCTTGGACAACTTTAAAACCAACTGTAGCATTAGCAATCGAAGAGTATGGCGACAATATGATCGATTGTTCTACCGTATGTACAAAATGACCTAAGACAAAAAAATCACCTTCACCAACAGTAAACTTAACACCTTGCCCTGTTGCGGAAGGCGTTTCAGTGATTAATTGATACCCACCACCAGACTGGTCATAGAGAGTTTCTCCATCACCAAATCGCGTGGTTGTAGCACCAATCGTAGCAGAACCACTGCTTATGTATTGTACATATAAAGTATTGAGTATAAAATCACTTCCGTCTCGCGCTTTAACTTCGAGCACTCGTGCTTCGACATTGGTAAGAGGATTTTTAAATACCGTACCCACTGGGATATCAGCAAACGCGCCACCTGCATTCGTAGCAGAGACTTTAATCCACTCATAATCAGCATTGACAGCATGTCCGCCAGAAGACACTACCGCACCTTCTTTGAAAACATTTTTCCCAAGTCGTGCCAACTCATTATGTAATATTGTCTGAAGTTGTGTCAACTCGCGAGCTTGTAACGCTCTGCCGTTATTGAACAGTATCTGATGATAGTTATCAGTTTCATTATAATCGTCGTTATAATTGCCTGATAATGTACTGGAAGTAAATTGGTTCGCCATTTTTTATCCTAACTGAATAACTATTCGAATATCTTCGGTTTGTTCCGCGCTGCGTTCGACTGCACTAGCGAGTGTATTTATGTATAAAATATCACCCGAATAGGCATCAACATCTGGGTTTACTAAATTAACTATATTAGCAGTAGCACCTTCCACATCCAAAATTTTAATATTTTGATCTACTGAAAAATTTTCAAACCCAGTCTCTTCGTCTTGATAATAGTAAAGTGTGGTGCCGTCGAGATCAAAAACCTTTGCAGTTGTTGTCTCTAGAGCATCTGTGAATGTTGCATTATCAACCCAAGACGCGGCTCCCTGAATTGTCTGCAAAGTAAGTTTCTTTGTCGCTTGACCAGTATTCCCTGTAAAGTCAGAATCAGTAGTGTATTTTTCTAACCCTTTGATTACACCAACTTGACGAAAGTCTGTTCCGTTCGCAACAATGGTATTTTCTTCTGTACCAACAAAGTCTGTCTGTAACATTATCTCTCGACATTTTAAAGCAGAAACAGGATCTTTGTTCACCCCATCCCGTGAAGAGAGGACTGCTCTTAACTTAGCACCTGACCCACCACCTGGATCCGTTACAACAACTTGTGCATAGTCATAATTTGTGCCGTGTAAGAAATCACCAAGGCCGTTTGAATCACATCGAACATTTACAATCTTGTTATCGAATACCTCAGCAAAGAACTGGGCACCCGAACCATTGCCGCTTATTGTAATAGTAGGGCTGGTATAATTTACACCCCCGTTATCAATTGCAATGTTGAGAATCTGCCCAGGCACTGAACTATCTTGAAGACCAATCTGAGTAATCTCTTCGGGTATTGTCGTTGCTCGATTGGTGACTTGTTTTACTGGTGTATAAGTTTTTGTTCTGAATGTACCATAAGCAAGGTTACTCATCTTGTACATATATCTCCAAAGATATCCGTCACCTGTTTCGAAGGTCTTTGGTCGTTGATTTGCTAGTGTTGATGTAGGTTCAACAAAGGAATTTTTAGCTGACCCGTCGGCATTTTTCCCTTGTTGAATACATAAGAAAACTTCCCGACTAGAGTTAATCACATAGAATTTCGAGAAGTTCGTCTGAANAGGNTNGTTATTATCATATGCTTCATATNGAACTTCACTCTGCCATGTAACTGTNGGNACAACATATGACACATTGCTTAACACTTTTACTGACTGAAGCGTGTGNCTAAACTTACTTTGATCATACATTGAACCTGAGTTGAGGGGAGTAGAAGCATCAGAATCAGGTTGAGCAATACCGATATGATAAGGAACNCCATCACTATCAATGTCAGACTTGAGTAGTGTAAGGAGATGTTCCCTAAAACTGTTAGTAACCGATGCTGTCATGGTTTAATTCTCTTTATTCGATTCTGTTATTTAGTTATTTATAACGTATCTGTGAGTACTGCTCGCGCTCGTGATGCCTGCGCGTCATATCTTATGATACTACTTCTGAGAGGATTGATAACTGATGGATTAGCAGGTAACGCAGTGATTCGTATGTAACTACCTGTAATCAGTGTACCTGTGAAGTTAACCAAACTAACAGTGCCATCTGTTGCTGAGTATGATCCTATATTATCGACGAGAGGTAATCCTGTCGAGACCTCAATCACTTGAATAATACTAGATTCAAGTAAATTTCTTAAAACACACGTTTTGCCATTGTAGTAAAAGGTATCAGATTGAATAACATAACCGTCATCTAATGGGGCGGATATTGCCGCTGAGAAGACGACTGTCTGCAATGGTGTTGTAGGGCTAGGCACAAAACGATTTTGCATTTTGATGTCGGCTCTACTCGAAAGAATCGAATTATCTTTACTATCAATGTCTGTTAACATGTTTGATCGACGGAACGATTGACTGAATCCACCAAGATTCGTGTCAAAGTACGTTTGCATCGCTTCTTTGACATCACTCTCGATCGATGTTTGTGATACTGATGTCAGTGTAGGATTAAACTGGATAACAGTTGTCACTTCAAGATATGTCTCAACAGGATCTACAAACTCAACATTAAACGAAGCAACGGACAAATCTTTTGCTAGAGTTAAGATGTCCGCCTTGGTGTTTGCGATAACAACAGGATCGTCAGTACCAAAAACCATCGAGACAAATATCGACCCATACTTGGTCGGGACGTTGTCTTCTCCGCCCCATGACTTGATATCCGTGATGACATTCGAAAAGTTTCGTAAAATTAAAGCGGCATAATCTTGTGCAGTGACCATACGATTCTGCGCAGCCCATTGAAAAGGTGCGTTCTTACGAACCGATTCAAGTTCTTCTTTGTATGATCCGCTTGAGGAACCAGAAACAGTAGTGACATTAATTGTTTTACCGTCTAAAGTTGCTTCGGGGACAAATGATTTACTGCCATTTGCTTCTGGACCAGAAACCGTTGTGTAGTCGACTTCAATTTTATCACCAGGTTGCGGCGTTTTACCTAAACGAACACCATTACCAAAAGTTAATTCATAGTATCCATTAGGTGATTCTTTGACAACATATATTACTGAATTAGCATCAATGGTTGTGGTGTTGATAATGTTCGTGTATAATGTGAAATCATTAGACGATACACTGTCATAGACTTTTACAGTAACGGTGTCGAGATCCAAGTTGTTGACAGGTATCACATAAGTGTCGTTCTCTGAGGCAGGGCCCGCAATGAAAGTCTTTCGTCGAGTCACGCCTTCATAGATCGGAATATTTCTGTTTCCGTCTAGAGTAAACTTATAAAGACCTGTGCCATCAGAAAAAGCGGTCACAGTATCCCGAGTCTGGAATGTATAACTCTTACTGTTAACTGTCGTTGAGAATCTAGTTCCAGCAGGCATAGTAATACTTGAAGGGTTGTCGTTGTTTGTCACGCTTAGATTTACAACAGAGAACGATGCTTTCCTAGAACCAACAGTATAACCTAAACCTCCNGCAAGACCTACGATAGAGGATCTTAACTGAGCAGTACTCAGAAAAGATTCGTTCAAAGCGAAGTTTGCTAACAACCCATTGTAGTGTGTGTTATACGCTAAGACATCTAACAGATTAGAAAGCCCAGATGCCTCAAAGTTGTAGTCAGCAAATTCTGGTTTTTGTGCCAAGAACACTTTGAGATTGTTCTTGATCGTATCAAAATCTAAGTCTGTTGATTTAATGGTGGTTGCCATTTCGGTCTCCGATTACGCAATTTCTTGTTGTGGTATGATGAAGTTTCCACCAAACTGGGTGTATATTTGATCCTCATCTGGAGTAGTAAGTATACCGTTCAATTCTTCTGAATCGACAAGAAGAACACCCTCAACGAACCCGTTGTAAAGCGCAAAGATCATATCTGAATCAGGATCTGTTAGTAGGGCATTTGGTGGAGGTGTGACCAAATCTTTCTTAATCAAATCCCCGTTGTATGTAACGAGTCTTTTTTCGTCTTCTGCTCTAATGATATCATTGTATAAAATAAATGGTGATATCTCAAAAGGTAGAAAAGGAATCTCTGTAATCGAAGTGGGATTCATTGACACTCTTAAAGTGTCTACAAGCCCTGTACTGATTATCCGAAACTCAATTGTTGCTGATACACTATTATAATCGGGTGTCGCTGTTACCTTGACTCCCAACACCTTTGCTCTTGGTTCGTATCTTTGTATTGTTTTCTTGATATTGTCAATCATCTCTTCGCCGACATCATCAGACATCAATTCGAAAAGAAGACCAGAAAGGTTCGCACCAAAGTTTGGTCGATAAGGTTTTTCAAACTTATTTGTTAACAACAAGTTTTTAATGGCTTGCTTTACAGAAGCCGCATCAGTCTTTTTAAAAACATCACCGTCAGTAGATGTTCTAGAAGACAATGACAGATCAACATCCGAGTATGTTCGTTCTTTTACGATACGAATACTCGTGTCTAAATTACCATCTTCTGTAGAGAAAATCTTTGTCATATGGTTGTGAAAACCTTTTCTTTTTATTTATACCATTAATCAGCGAGAATTTCTAGCAGTTCGTTTTTTGCTTGAAGTTCGCCGTTAAAGGTTGTCTCAAGATTGTATGAGAACGAGACATCAAAAGTTGCAGGCACCTTTGGCATTTCTAATACAATCTGTGAAGTAAGGATGCCAGTTGGATCAAAGGTATCATAGTCTAATGACAGTTTATCATAGTCAATGTAATCTTTCCAAAAAACAGCCAGATCAAATGTTTTCTGAGGATCTGTCTGCCCGTTTTTATTTATGAGTTGATATACGATAGCGCGCCCAGTTCTTCTCAAATCATTTACACTATTAGAAGAAGGGCGTTCACCAACATACAAAGGTATTCTCGCAACCCAGCCATCAGGACCTTTACCATAGGACCCACCAGAATTTTCTCGGGCGAGTTTCTTTGCCTTCGCTTCGCTTCCCGATGGTATTTCTTGGGTTTCAAACTTTGGATTAGGTTCGTATATTCCCTCTGACACAATCAAACGATGTTGTGAAAACGTTGTATTACCTATGACAGTTTTCATTGCGTTTGTGTGGAGCACAAGGTTGCGAGCGATCTGTTTCAGATCAGGGGCGCCAAAGAATCCATCCGCGTATAATTTTTGAAACTGTGTACGTGAACCTCGTGCTCCTAAAAACTTGGCACAAGTAATGCCCGGCCCTAATTTAGTAGCAGAGGTGATCGACGATTCGAACTCTGGATTATATTGAGGGTCAACTAATATCTTCATTTTTTATTCACCTTGAATCGTTTACTGCGATTGTCTGATGGATTGTTACCTAACAGATTGACACCCAATCGAATAGTTCCAGTCTTGGATGCTGATCGCCCGATATTCTTCGGCATATTCTTTTTGAAATCCCCATTGAGTTTGCCCTCAGATACCAGATAACTTGTAAAACTTCCGTTATCAAAGTGTTGAGGGTCGCGGAGTTTAGAACGGATCTCATGGATCGATGGATCATGATTGAACAATTCTTTATAATCATCAGATTTGGTGATCTTACTCTTTAATTTGGGATCAACTGCCACGTTTCGAATTCCGTAGTTGCTTGATGATAACTGAAGTTCCACAATAGCAGGATTAGGAATCGGTGCTGTAGGTGGAATAGGAATGAACGGTATGATTCCGGGAACAGGTGGCTCTGGAATTGGAAGTGTACTTGGTCCACCTACAACAGCAGCCTTCACCGCCTGCACCGCCGTTGCAGCACCTCTTGCAAAACCCGCACTGGCAGAATGAATAGAATAGTCGGCATGCATTGCTTCTGCGGCTTTACCCACAAGAGACCCGTAAAAACACGCAAGATTCGTATTCAATCCCGGCAATCCACCGTATGACTTCCCGTAGTAGTCCATGAGAGGACCGCCAATGGTTCCTTTGTGTCCGATCATACTAATGTGTCGTGCTGTGATGTTTGCGGTCGAAGATGCCGCTACCCATTCCCCAACAGAAGTTTGAGTGAAATTACCACCCGAAAGAATCTCTATGTTACCCTGAACAAAGTTGTTCATATCTCCTGAGACAACAACATTGTGATCGTCAAGTAATGTCTCAGTATTCATTCCGATGACTTGAGCGCCACGAGAACCTCGAATGGTATAGTTCTGGTCACGGTTTACTGTTTTGGTATGTCGCCCTTTAATTTCTTCGATCTTATCACCGGCGACGTTGAGGTTATAATTGCCACCGACATCAACATTAAAATCACCCGTGACAGAAAGAGTAAGATTACCCTTGTAAACAAGATTACCTTCCCCCTCAACGATCGTTGTTTGATCGCCACCTGTAACTTCTACTCTCTGATTTTTTGAAGAAATGATAACAGTACCATCGGCGCGCATTTCAACACCCGCACCTGTGCGATGCTTAATCAAAACTCTCTCACCGCCGGGCGTATCATCGATCTCGATAACATGACCCGATGGAGATTCAGAGACTTGATTGTAGGGATACTGAGAAGGTTTTTGATCTGATACGTTTAGAGAAAGATCGTAGTCACCACCCCCAAGATCCAGCGAGTTTACTGTTTCTCCCTTTGAGGCTTTGTTAACACTCGAACCGAAAAAGTAATCACGTTTGGGATATTCACCAGATGCGTCAGAGAATCCCTCTTGCGAGATGCCTACAGTTTCTTCTTGACCTTCGCCAAACTTCTCTGTTCTTTCTTTTAATGAATCAAGTTTATTCGTCATTTTTTAGAATCTCGTCGATCGTTAGTGGCGCTTGTGATAAGGTATCTGTAAACTTCGATTGTTTTCTGAAAATATTCTCAACATAATTAATTACCTCAAAGCCTGGGTCTATTTCGTCCTCGTCGATATCATTATGACCAATGATCTGACCACCCGGAAATACCGCATAGAACGATCTACAAAAGTGGTCAAAAGTATTCAACTGACTTCTCGTCAACGATTGAACTGATACAAAGTTTTCTGAATTAGGTGTTCCCGAAGGAACATTAATTCCTCCAACAAACACAATCCCGATACTTCTCAGATCATGACTGTTTACAGGAGCGTGTTGCCCTTGTGTGTTAACTGGTCTACCTCTCTGTAGAGAACCATCGCGTCTGATAACATAGTGGTAACCAATCCCATCTAACCCAAGATCTAAATGGTATTTATTGATTTCTTCAGAACCAATATTCTTGTTGGTGTGTGTCTCGCTCCAGTGTGTGACTACCTCAGTCACATCACGATCAACATTTCGTAGTTCAGCCTGTAGTTCTTCAACAGATGACACATAAGGGAAAACGGGTTCGCCTTCACCTTTCTTCCACTCTTTCTCATATGATCCAATAACATATGGTTCAGAAAAGACAGCCTCACTAGGAGTGACACGAGTAACGTTGTCGATCGTTGTGTCGATACTTTTCACTAACTGTCGTATACTATCGAATGATTTGCCTGTCGCGTCATACAGCAGTCTCACCGCTTCTGAGATGTCGCCAGCATCACCCTGAGACAAGTTAACAACCCTGTTGGTTTGTTCGTATGTAAGTTTGGGTGCAAAGTCGCGAACCTGTTTCTTAACATCTGACAGAACCTCTGTACTAATGCCCTGTATGATACCTGTTTGAGATCCCTTTGCGACCTTTGTTTGTATGAGTGATCTGTATTCATCACCCTTTGTTGTGTATGTGTTTCTTGCTTCAGTCGATCCTGTAACAGAGTTGAGGACAGTTTTCGAATCTTTACCACCCGATAAGTTTTCAAGGTCGGAACCTGCTTTCTTTAGATTCTGTTTGATGTTACCCGAATCTTTCACAATATTGGATAAATCTGCTAAAGGGTTTGTTTTATTCTTTAAAATTGCCCCATTAAATTCAGCACTATCAGTTCCGCGAGAAGAAGTCACTGAAGACCTTGTAATATTACCGTTCGAATCAACAGCAGAAATCGTGGTAATCACAGTGTTGAGATTGCTGTTTGACGCAAGACTGGTTCTGACTACCGATTCGAGTTCGTCTGTTACGCTTGTGATTGCTTTATTTGCAAGAGAATTGATTGCTGAAGCACCATCAAAAGCACCCATTTTACCAGATAGTATATCTTTGCCTGCGTCGAGAATACCTTGAGGGCTGGCTTCGACAAGTGCTTTTTGAAGATTGCCTGGAGTCACTCCAAGACCCGTGATTAACTGAAGCACAGAGGCTACGGTACCGCTAACGCCACCTTCAGCATCAAGTGTTGCTTGGATAGGAAACACGACACCATTCTCATCGGGTTCGCTAAATGTAATGTTGACAGCCGACCCAAACTTAGATAAGAGCCCCGAAGTTAGTTCATCGACAAAGGCGGTCTTCATACCTTCAAGGCTTTGAATACCGTCGTCAATCAACCCTTCGGTAGTCACGTTGCTTAACTTATCTTGATACTTGTCGAATTTTTGTGTTAAACTTTTAACGCCACCTTCGACTTGACCGGCGACACTACCCGAAACACTTTCGACCGAATTCTTTAAAGAGTCTTTGGCATTTTTTGCAGATGCTTCGAGTTGAGTTGTATCAACGGAAGCCACAGCATTCTTTACCGATTCCGATAATTTTTGTTTATTCGACATTATGAAAGCACCTCGTCGTAAACCCTTTGTGCGAGTATGTCAGTTCGGTTTGACCCTTTGATATATTCTTTGTTAATCACTACACTCGCATCTTTAATATTAGATGTCGCAAGAAGTTTTCGATTAGCAAGGCTTAAACGATTTCTTAACTCGAACACCACAAATTGTAACTGAATAGAAAATAATCTCCAATCAGAGTTCGGAGAATATTGTGCGGCAAATCTTAACAGGTCAGAAAATCGACTACCGATTTCTGTTGTGTTTTTCCACTGAACAATACCCACAGTTTCTTCGGTGATGTCATCGTCATATGTTTTAAAACGAGAAACACCTTCGAGCGCCCCTGTTATGGCTGCCGCATGAATTAACTCATAACCATTATCGATAAAGAACTTTACTGATTGCTGTCGTCTGAGACCTACAAGAGCGTAATTACCGAAACTTGCTTCTGCTACATTGTCATCCTTCATACGAGTCGAAACAACATTCTGTAGTCTTTCTTGGTCATACTCAAAACTATTATCTGTATTGTTTTGTCGACCACTCTGAACACTCGAAGGAAATTCTGTTCGAGGTAATGACCCTAGAATTAAAGGAATTTGAGATGATACCCCGTCAAGAAAAACACCGAACACAAACGCACCCGAAACAAGTTGAGGTATTTTTCCAATACCAGACGCACCACCTTCTGTAGTGGGAACTAATACTTGTGCCCATGGTAAATCTTTCTCAGGAATGTTTTCTGTACTCTCACTGTGTACGCCATAAATTCTGACTTTAACACGACCTTCAAGGCCTGATGGTGGATGTGAGTTAACAACAGTTCCGAAGAACCATCGATAATCGTCCCCATAAAACTCTTTCTGTATAGGTCTTAGAACAGCCATTAAGTGTTATCCTTTAAATGCTTCATACTCTAAAGTCTTTTGGCAGTTCGCCTAGTTTGGTCAATCTTAAAATCGTAGTATGTTTCTCGTCAGCGAGTCTATGATTGGTTGCAAGAATTATATAGTCTCCAGATTTTCTTTTGTCGATCTGATCATTGGTGTCTTTTAGATCCCCCTGAACATTTGAGTTTAGAAACAGAAGTCTTAATTTGCGACCTACACTGATCTTACCTTTGAAGAATAACGACCCATTCATTCCGATATCAATGATGTTCTTCTTCAAGAAGGTTCTTATGATTTTATTCTTAGCCTTCAATCGCGACTCGATTAGGCTGTTGTTCTCCCCTAATAATGAAGTCTCGTCGTGATAACTCTTGAATTGGTTATATGTGTTACTTGACACGACTTGATGAATATGTAACGAGTTGTATTCGTCAGACAATTTACCATCGATCTCCAAAGACGGATCGAAAACAGATTGATTTGTATCTGCGGAGATCAATTTGTTCGTGTAGAACTCGTCAAGGATATCTCGAATACTGATATGATCGCCTGATAAGACTCCTGTCCCAGCATCAATGCTCGCATAAAAAGATCCAATCGCGCCATTCTCATACAGTGCCAACGAGTTTTCAGCATCCACCTCTTTGAACGACATGATTTCATAATAAGGTCTAAGTTGATCCTGATCCGCGTCAACACCAGAAATCGCAGAACTATATCTCAGAGGCAGTTTATCATTGATCACATCTTCTCTGAGCAGACCGTCAAGGGATGACATCACGAGACTGTTTGTGTAAAGACTTCCTGACAAAAATATAGGTGAACCTGTTCGAGTTGTTGCGCGGTCTCTTAACCACTGTATCGCTTCAAGGGGGCTTAGATAAGGTACGATTATCTTTCTCGGACCTTGAACAGATGGTTCAAATAAACTTTTGACAACTGTTTTACCCAATTCATTATCTGCTATAGAAGTGATAATGTTTTCGAGTTCGTCTGTATAAGATTTACTAAACTGTTTTATAGCATCAATATACACATGTTCTTCGACCAAATTAATCGAAAGCAATTCTGCTCTCTCATTCATTTTTTGTGTGTCGTTTATCTTCGAGAAAAAGAAATACTTGACGACGACCGGTTCCTCTGGATTTTCAGCGTCACCCAAAACAAGTTTAAGTCTTTCTGTTCCTTGAATATTTAATGAGTTTTTAAGACCAAAGTCATCTATGAGAACAATCGTTGAATCTACATAGGGTTTATATAGATTCTCGAATAAGTTTACTTCGACAATATTACCCCGAACATCTACAACCTTATCTTCGTTTTTGACAGAAGATAAAATTATAGACGCTTCGAGTATTCCAAACTGAGATTGGTTTTGAGCCATTAAGTTCTCTTAAGTAGTCGCTTGAAGTCGCCTACAACTTGTTCGATGTATTGTTTTTTAATTACTCGAATCTTCTTGACAGCATCGTTCTGACTAATCAGAAACTCAAGATTAGTAATAGGAATCTTCGAGGGTTCAAATTGGTAAAAGAAGTCAAGGTATGTTCCCGAATCATTCTCGTAGTGATGTGTTCCCTGATATTCATAAACTGTAGCCTGAAGCCCGGCAAGCCGATTAGAACCATCAGCATAAGAGATCTCATCCTTACCTGTAATGTCGCTGTCTGACGAAATGGTAATCTCGCCTACATTAAGATTCTTTCTGACAACAACGCCGTCACTACCCTTAACTAACACTGCTTGCCCAACAGGATATTTGTCAGCAAGATTTCGAATCCCTGCGCTATCCGCCTCTGACAAATTTAGTTTAACAGTGTAGTTTGGAAACATCGTATTCTGAGCATACGTGTATAATTGTTGAAGCGTCTTCGGCCAACCTTGTTCTCGCAATCTCTCATTCATCAAGAAGAAGGTCCAATCATACTCACTCTTACCATAAAGTCTGTGCGCTAATGTGTCGGGTCTATCCCCATCACGAATCTCATACTCGATGTAAGCACCGGTTGTGTCTCGTAATATATCAATCAGATCAACATATCTTGTTAGTTGTTGAAACAATACGGGAGACTCTTCCTCACCAAAGAGGTAGAAAACCTTGGGAAAATTTTCAAAATACTTTGACATTAGAAACCGCCCCTAATTTTTTCTTTGTCCAGAGTAACAATCTCTTGAAACGCTAACGAGATATCAACTTCAACAAAGTTACCATCCCAATGCATCCCTGTTCCGGTTGAGTTGAAAGATGTCTGTACATCTCTAAGATAACATCTCTGAATTTTAAATGCCGGATTTTCTCCGTAATTATTTTTAATATCTATTTCAAACATGTTGGGAAATTTATACGCAAGGGGTACACCCGAATCACCAAGAGGTATCTTTTCTGGGTAGAGTTCTTGTCTGAAAAATTTTACAATGTTTCGCACTTCTAATGCTTCCTCGTGACTGTTCGCAACCATTTTGAAGGTGAAGGCAAAACTTCTTATTCCCACTTGCTGAAAAAGTGTTCGTTGATTGGGGGCAGATGCGATTCGTGTTGCGCTTCGTACAGCAGGAGAAAGACCTCCCATGGTATCTCCTAGCACCGCGGCACCCACGATTGCACCCGGGGCTCCGAATTTGGAACCAGCCGCGCTACCTAAAAGTTCTCCCGCACTTTTAGCGATTGCGGAAGCCGCAAGAGCAGACGCCGTTTTTGCCAGTCGACCACCATCAGCCATGGCTCCAGCAAATGGGTTTTGTCCTTGCATTGCGCCTTCAAGCGCACCGCCGGCTAGTCCTAAGTTGGCAGTTTCATATTGTGCCAGATCACTGTATCGCAGATCACGTTGAAGAGGCAAGGTAACGCTACCAACGCGTTCACCACCGCCTTTATTCTCATATGTCTGAAAGTAAGACGCTTGTTGTGCTTTACCTTCTTCAGTTTCAACGCGAGCTTTCGTGGCTCGCGCCACGGCTGCGAGGCCGCTGGCACCGCCTTCTGAAACGCCGGCAGCAACCTCAAGAACAGTTTCTCCAACGGATTGCACCGCGTCGACCACCGCATCTATGGTTTCGCCAAACCCCTCCACTATCTTTTCTGCTATATCAACACCTTCAGTTTTGACTGCTGTAAAAATAATACGGGCAGGAAAAGACCTTGATAGTGTGAGGGGATATTTAAAATTCCGAGACTCTTCCTGCGATTCTTCTGAAGGATCTGTGGCTTCTCGATTAACGTCTTGGGTAGATTTTTCTTCGGCGATCACAACTTCTTCGGTTGCCGTGTTCGGTTCTTCGCTCCAGTACTGGCGGCGTTCACTTCGATTTTGTATAGTGTCCATATAAGACCTAATAAATATGTTTATCTTAGTTTATTTATAGAGTTTTTATGACATATAAAGGCAGGTATCGAGTTAAAAATCCCGAGAAGTATAAAGGCGATTATTCAAATGTCGTCTACAGATCTTTATGGGAGAAACATGCGTTCAAATGGTGTGACCAAAACTCAGAAATAAAATATTGGTCAAGCGAAGAAACCGTCATACCATATCTATATGAAGTTGATAGAAAGTACCACAGGTATTTTATGGATTTGAAAATTGTTTACAAGTCAGGAAAAACCGTTCTCATAGAAATAAAGCCTGAAAAAGAACTGTCACCTCCTAAGGGTGATCGTCGCACTAAGCGTTATATCAATGAAGGATTGACGTATATAAAGAATCAAAACAAATGGAAAGCGGCAAGTGAGTATGCGAAAGATCAAGGGTGGGAGTTTCAGATCTGGACAGAAAAACAACTTAACGCAATGGGAATAATGCCCAAGTCTACTAAACCATTAAAACCTTTCACGAGGAAGAAAACGAGTACAAAAAAGACTAAATAGAAAGTATGAAATGTAGGGTAATAAAATAGTGTCAAATCTTTTTCAGACAGTAGAGTTAGAAGCGTTTCGAGCGGGTATCACGCCACGCACCAAAGAGTCCCGTGACTGGTTTCGAAAGAAAGTGCAGAACATGCGCAACCTTAATCGTAGAGCGTTGATGAATGAAGATCCTGTTGAGAAAAGAGCGAAACATGCTTCTGGGTCTATGTTCATGTTCTTCTACGATGCGAAGAACAGAGACACGCTCCCATATTGGGATTCGTTTCCCTTGGTGATTGCGATTGGTCCGGCGGCAAAGGGGTTTTATGGTATGAATCTACACTATCTACCGATACCTCTTCGTGCTAAGTTTCTTGACAACCTGATGGACATCACCAACAATAAGAAGTACAACGAGTCAACAAGGTTTGAAGTGTCATATCAATTTCTAAATCGGGCGGCAAAGTTTAAGTATTTTAAGCCTTGCTTTAAACATTACTTAACAAGTCAGATAGAAGGAAAACTTGCGTACATTGCCCCTCCTGAATGGGAGATTGCAACATTTCTTCCAGCCGCTCAATGGCAGAAAGGGAAAATGGGTCAGGTTTATAAAGATTCTCGGAGAATAATGAATGCTTAAGTCGGGAACAGTAGAAGAATTAAAATCGATCGTCTCAAAGGGCCGCGGTCTTGCTCGAACAAATCTTTACTATGTGTATCTGCCTTCGTTTGGGCAATATAGTTCATATGAACTCGGGGTCCTTTGTACAAACGTTACTTTGCCCGCACGACAGTTGACAACTGTTCAACGTGAGTTGGGAATTGTGAAACAAGATGTCGTTTATGGTTTTGTCAACCCGAATGTTTCTATGACCTTTCGAGTGTTGAATGATCAGTCTGTTCGTGAATACTTTGAAGTATGGCAACAACTTGCTCTGGAAAAATATGATGACATCGAAGGTAGATACGAATCATCCTACCCAGATCAGTACTGTAAGAAAGTAGAAATATTTCAGTTAGAGAAAGGTGTGAGTTATCCGATCTACGACAAGCAAATTGAACTGGGCCCAATCAATATTAATTTTGATATTGATATAGGAAGTTCGTTTGATAAGAATTATAAATGGACTCTTGACAGAGCCTTTCCTGTAAGCATAACAAACGAGACCTTCTCGGACGCCTCATCAAATGAGATAAGTACAATTACAGTAGAGTTTTCCTACCACTATTGGGAAAGTGAAAAATTAACACCTAAAAACAAAAATAGAAATGCAGTGAGTGGGCTACTAGGTAGCATTGCAAGCAATATTTAATTAATGGAGATAAATTATGGCATTACCTGTACTAAATGATACACCAAAATATGAGTTAAAAATACCTTCAACAGGTAAAAAGATTAAGTTTCGACCGTATTTGGTGAAAGAAGAAAAAGTTTTGATGATGGCGGCTGAATCTGGTGATGGTGTTCAGATGATGAGTGCTATTATGGACACGATCCAATCGTGCGTACAGTCGCAGACCAAAGTGGAAAGTCTTACCACCTTTGATATCGAGTATCTTTTTATTAAACTCAGATCAAAATCTGTTGGTGAGTCATCTACGATAAATCTGTCATGTGAGTCGTGTAAAGAACCTAACGAACATGTAATTGATTTGGAAAGTATAGAGTGTGTGGGCGGTACAAAAGACAAGTTAATTAAGATTAGTGACGAGGTCACAGTCGAGATGAAATATCCCAGTTATAAAGATATTAATCTAAATCAAGATGAAAACGAAATGGGGTTTGATATTCTTGCGAACAGTATGTCTGCGGTGTTAACTGAAGAAGATCGAATTGAAATGGCTGACGAGACACCAGAGAATATTCGTAAGTTCCTAGAGTCTATGACTAAAGAACAATTTGAAAAGGTATCAACTTTTCTTTTGGACATGCCGCAGGTTAAACATAAGATTGTCTATGACTGTGTGAAGTGTCATGAACCTAACGAAATAGAATTAAAAGGAATTCAAAGTTTTTTTTAATAAGCCTCTCTCACGACGATTTGGCAAATCATTTTAAAACAAATTTTTTGTTACAGAGGCATCATAATTATACTTTGACAGAAATAGAAATGATGATGCCGTGGGAGAGGGAAGTACACATCATTCTATTGCTTCAAGCATTAGAAGAAGAAAAACAAGCAAGAGAGCAAGCCAATGGCAACAATAACACTTAATGATTTGATTGAAGAACAACAAGAAACCACCGAATATGTTGCGTTGATCGATGATCGTTTCGCTGAGTTCTTTAAGATGATGCGCGCCGATAAACTCGATATGCTTGAAATGATGCGAGAATTAAAGAACCAGCCTGCTCCTTTGGTGCCTGGTGCGGTTCCTGGAGCTCCTGGAGGAGAGGTTTCTGGTGGAGGTGGGTTATTAGGTGGGTTATTAGCCGGGTTATTAGCCGGGCTGTTAGCCGCTCTAGGTGCTGTCACACTGGGTCCTGCACTTCTATTAGGTTTTGTAGAAGGGGTGTTTGGCTCTCTTCGCGCCGCACTCAAATTAGTGAAATTAGATTTTATTAGTACACGCCTTATGGAGAAGTTTAAGAATTCAAAAGTGTTCGCATTCTTAGACGATTTAGTTGTTAGAACATATGTTTATTTCGATGACTATATTAAGAAGCCTCTGGAAAACTTTGGCACCTTTATGAAGGACAAATTTAAAGCCATAAAAGACTTCTTTAATCCGAACGGAAAGTTGGTTAAAATTTTCAAACCACTAATAGAAGGTATTAAAACTGTGGGTGGTGTTTTTGCTAAAATTGGGACAGTGTTCGGAAGTTTCTTTGGAGCTTTCCGGGCCTTTGGTGCCGTTCTTGGTAGAATTTTTGTCCCGATCGGAATTATTATGGGTGTTGTTGACACGATCACGGGAGCAATCGATGGGTTTACGGGCGAAAGTGGTAGTATAGTTGACAAAATTCTCGGCGGCATTTTTGGTGCCTTTAAAGGTCTTATCAACGGGCTTATCATGATGCCTCTCGACCTGTTAAAAGATGGCATCTCTTGGATAGCCGAGAAACTTGGATTTGAAAACTTCAGCGGGATGCTTGACTCATTTTCATTCAAAGATTTGTTCAGTAATATGGTTGATAAAGTCAAAGTAATTGTACAGAAAATTTTCAGATTCCCAGTCGCAGTAGGAAGGGGTATCGGGTCTGCACTTGGCGCAGTGGTAAACCCTCTTGGCGACTCGCCTACCGAAGCATTTAGTAAAGCATTCAACAAAACAATGGATGCTCCCCTTGCTGCTGATGGAACGGGTCGCGCTGAGAAAATAACTGCCGCTGCT